GAATGCGAAATTGCCGATGCTGGTGACGCTGTCGGGAATGGTGATGCTCGTCAGGCTAGAGCAGCTTTGGAATGCTCTTGACTCGATGCTGGTGACGCTGTTGCCGATGGTGGCGCTCGTCAGGCTAGTGCATAGACGGAATGCGTAATTCCCGATGCTGGTGACGCCGTTGCCGATGGTGACGCTCGTCAGGCTAGTGCAGTTTTGGAATGCTTTAGACCCCATGCTGGTGACGCTGTCGG